TTGATGAATTTAATTTTGGTTACCCATTTATTAATGGTAAACGAAAATATGCAAGAATATTAATAAGGAAAAGGAAGAATTGAGAAATGGAAATAGAATTACAGGAAATACCAGCAAAATAAATGGAGGATGAGTTATGAAAAATAAGATAATTAAAATTGAACCACCAATAACAGCTCCAATGGATAAATTTATGAATACAATCAAACAGATGTATGAGAATGGTCAATTAATAAATGCTTTGGTTATGGAAGATACTAACATTATTACTGTGTCATATGATGGTAATTATCCAATGGGGTAGATAAACAGGGTTGGCATATGCCCATAAGTAGAGGGTATAGTGTTTTAATAGAGAGTCATTGCCTACATGTTTAGATGTCAGGGTAGACTCTAAAAAAACAACTTGTATCCATTCAATTTCCTCCTTATTTTAGTTTAAAGCTGATGGTGCTGCCTCACCATCAGCAAACAAGGTAGGACTAGTAAGACCTTCCTGCCGATTATAAGCACTTGGTTTTTTTGTTAGCCCATGATTTCCAAGTGCAAACAATTTGACCTAAATATGTATGTATTTTTGTGTCAAAAAGATTTTAACAATCAGGAGAAATAATATGCCTATTATCAGTAACATGGAGGTCGAGGTGAAAAAATCCGGGGGAGTAAAAATCTTTACAGTGCTGATCTCAAAAAATAAAGAAGTAAGAGATAAAAAACTAGTATTAAAAGAAGACTACGATAAGTTAATGAGAGACTATATAAATCTAAAGATATCCATTGAGCCAGTAAAGGTTGATATGCCTGTAAGTGGATCTTCTGAAGATCTTGATGCTATTATTAATGATGAGATGAGTAATGATGAATAATATACCAAGGAGGTGTATATAATGCCTAGAGGAGATGGAACAGGTCCTGACGGCAATGGTCCAAAGACTGGAAGAGGATTAGGTCCATGTAAGCCTGCTAAGGATACTCCTAAACAAGATAATGTAAGAAGAGGTCTTGGGAGAGGTTTGAGAAATAGAAGAGGCTTTGGTAATTCTAATAGATAAATAATATACTAGTGACATTTGTCACTAGTAATACAACTACTTGTATGTTTTACAACTATTACAACTATAGGTATGTTTTACAACTATAAGTATATGTTATGTATAGTATTTAGTAATAGTATACAAATAAAGAGGTGGTAGCTCCAGTAATGGGGTGTTGCTGACTCAATACCCCGCCTCTAAAAATTCTCAGTCAGGAGATAAGTTATGAGTAAAAGACTAGATTTATCATTAAGAAACAAAGCTGGTAGAAAAAGTATTACTGATGATAGAAAGTATAAAGTAATAGATTTGTATTTGAATACAGATTATGGTTTTAGAGATATAGCTGAGAAACTTGATTATAGAAGAAGCCAATATACAATAATCAGAAATACTTTGATTGATAATAACATAGAGATTAAGAATAGAGGATGTTGTTCTGGTGAGTTTGGTGAGAAAAACAGAAACTACAGAAAAGATAAAAGATGTGATTACTGTGGTGAAACTGATATAGACAAACTTATAGTATCTAATGGATGTGTAACTAATATCTGTAAAGACTGTAAGGATAAAAAAACTAAGCAGTGGAGAATAGATAATAGAGATTTACATTTAAGACAGCGGAAAAACAACAGATTAAAAAGTATGTATGGTATTACACTGGAACAATATAATGATTTATTAAATAAACAGAATCATAGATGTGCTGTTTGTGGCAAACATGAATCTAACTTTAAGAAAGGGTTATGTGTGGATCATGACCATGAGTCAGGTAAAATAAGAAAGCTTCTTTGTACTAATTGTAACTCAGCTCTTGGACAATTGAAAGAAGATCCACGAATTGTATTAAAACTATTGGAGTATATAAATGACCACACAGAAGGATATAGTCAGGAATAACAAAGGTAGGTTCGTAGCTGGCACTGGATCACCAAATCCAGGAGGCAAGGTAAGCACAGCTGGGCTGATAGAACATTTCAGAAAACAGTATGGTGATAACTTAGAAGCATTAGGTGATAAACTGAAAGTTATGCTTGATGATGGTAGAACATCTATAGCTAACAAAATAAAGATAATTGAAATCATTTACAATAGAACGTATGGATCACCAAAACAATCCATAGATGCTACTGTGACTACACCTGAACCAATACTATTTGTGCCGGTGCCTGATGAGGAAGGTTAATGTAACTAATCTGTTTTACAAGACCATGAATTCAGTCCAACCAGTTATCATACATAGAGGTGGTGCTCGTAGTAGTAAGAGTTATTCAATATTACAATACCTTATATGGAGAATGACTAATGAGGATAATTGTAAGATATTGATAACACGTAAGACAATGCCAGCTCTTAAACTGACAGCATACAAAGATTACATAGACTTACTAAAAGAGTATGGATACTATCAGTATTGTGATCATTCACTTACTAATAACTATGTAACATACAAACCAAACAATGCTTTTGTAGCGTTCTTATCATTAGACAATCCTGAAAGAATAAAGAGTTCTGAATGGAATGTTGTCTTTATCGAGGAAGCTACTGAATTTACTTACAATGATTATATGACACTGAAGACAAGGCTATCAGCTCATACTACTATTGGTAATAAGTTGATATTAGCATTCAATCCTACAGATGCTTTTTCATACATTAAAACAGAAGTAATAGACAAGGATGATGATTACGATGAGTTTGTATCCAACTACAAGGATAATCCATTCTTATCTAAAGAGTATGTAGACATATTACTATCTACTAAGAATGAGCATTACAAGAGAGTTTTTGTAGATGGTGAGTGGGGGATTTTGGAAGGTGTTATATTCACCAACTGGAAGGAAGTAAATGTTCTACCTGTTGCTGAAAAAACAGTATATGGTATTGATTTTGGATTTACGGACGAAACAGCTTGCATTGAAGCAGGTATTAGTAAAGATGGTATATCAGTAAAACAACTACTATACAGATCTGGTATGACTAACTCAGAACTTATCAAGTGGTGTAAAGCTAACCTAACACCTGGTAGAACAATTGTAGCTGACAGTTCTGAACCTCAAAGAATTGTAGAGATGCAAGAAGCTAATCTATTTGTTAAGTCGGCAGAGAAAGGTCCTGATAGTGTCAGAAAGAGTATAGATACGGTTCAATCATATCCATTACTTATAGATAGTGGTAGTGTAGATATAATAAAAGAGTTAAGGTCATATCAATGGATTAAGGATAGATCCACTGGTATGTTGAAGGATAAACCACAAGATGGGTTTGACCATCTAATAGATGCAATGAGATATGCTATACACACACAATGGGGGGTGCCTAGTAAAGTTCCAAAGATGAGGAATATAAATATGACAGGACATATAAATACAAGAAAAGTAAAGGTAAGAGGAATATAATGGAGATAAGAAACTGGCTGATGAAAGTATTAGCACCAAAGCAGAATGTAAGTAAGCCTGCTGGTATATTGACACCTCCCTACACATTCATAGATGGAACAGCACATCCTGGTAACTTTGAGGCATTGTCCAGGGCATATGAGGATTACATCTATATCTGTGCTAGTTACAATGCTGAAGCGGTAGCTAAGGTGCCACTAAGACTGTATGCTGCCAAACCAGATAATAAGAAACTATTATTCAATTCCAAGACAATATCAAAGAAAACCTTAGATTATCTATCAAATTCACACACAACATATCAATATATAAGTAAAGCTATAGACATAGAAGAGATAGTAGATGAAGAACATCCATTCCTCAAACTAATCAAGAATGTCAATCCATTTATGAATGGTTTTGATCTACTTGAATATACACAACAAGGTCAAGAACTGGTAGGTAATAGTTATTGGTATATAGTATTCAAGAACACACTAGGAGTAAAACAACCAGAACAACTATGGATCTTACCACCTCAGAATGTCCGTATCAAAACATCCAAGACAGATTTTATCGCCGGGTATAAATATAGGAATGGTATGGATAATATAGACTTAGATGTAGATGAAGTAATACACTTCAAGATGAGTAATCCTAATGATCTATACTATGGGTTCAGCCCACTGATGGGTATATCAGAAACCTACAACCTAAACAAGTTCATGGCTAAGTATAACATAGCCATATTTAGAAACCTTGGTATGCCTGATGGATTCTTTGTGGCTAAGGATAGATTGACTGATGAAGACCTGGACAGACTAACAGATGACATACAATCAACTTTTGGTGGAGTAGGTAATGTAGGTAAGACTGGTATATTTGATAATGGTGTAGATTACAAACCTATTAGTGTGAGCCCAAAGGAACTAGCATTTCTAGCTTCCAAACAAATGACTAAAGAAAAGATTGCCAATGCCTTCAAGGTTCCTATGAGTAAGTTAGGAACAGACAATGTGAACCTAGCAAATGCTGAACAGGGGAATAAGCAGTATGCTGAGGATTGTTTATTGCCAAGACTGACAAGAATAGAGCAAAAATTGAATGAGCAACTGATGCCGTATTATGATAACAATCTCTTTTGTGCATTTGACAACGTGGTTCCAGAAAATGAGGCTGCCGAGGTAGAGAAGCACACAAAGTATGTGGAATCAGGAATTTTGACAAGGAATGAAGTCAGAACAGATATAAACATGCCTCCCCACCCAGACGGAGATAAATTGTCCGGAACTGGAGAGGTGCCGAACTTTGAGCCCAACCCTGACACTGATAAACTACTAATAGATATTGGAAACAATCTTGACAAGGCTCTGGAGGATTATACTAATCATGGGTAGAAAACTCATAGATGAGACAGGTAATAGACATGCTACTGATTACAGAGACTACGCACCATTATTTGTTAATATATAGATTTTCAAATACTACACCGTGGAGACTAAAAATGGCTGATAATAAACATTTAATAGAGATGAATGAATGTGAAACCTTTAGAGATAAAATACGGAAATCAATCACTACACTTTTATTTTGGATTGTTGGTGGTTTAGCAGCATCAAGTTTAGGAATGTTCGGGCTTACTTATAATAAAGTTGACTCATTCTGTGCTACTCAAACAGTTATACAACTTGAAGCTCAAAGAGATATAGGTGGTATCACAGCTGACATAGCTAACATAAAAGAACAATTAAATAGATTACTTATATTACAAGATGTAGATAATAGAAAGGTGGTCAATAATGGCTGATATAAGATGCCCTGAATGTGGTGGATTTTTGAAGTTCCGTAATGGATTCTATACTTGCTTATTCTGTGCTAACATATACACAGAGTTTGATGTGGATTATGAGGTATATGATAATATGTCTGAACATTTTATTGATATGTGGAATCAAAAAGGATAATATGAAACAAATAGCAAACATACTAGCTAAATATTTACTAATATGTAAGATAAGAAGGTCTAAGAGAAGATATTATGAGTATTACCAGTCCAAGAATGAGAGAATCATACATAATGGTATGTTAAGTTACTTGGACAGACAACAACAAGTAGTATTGGATGGATTGTTCAAAACCAGTAAGGCTGATGATATAGATATGATTATCAATATGAGACTATCAGAACTGAGGGATGTGTTTGGTGAGAATGAACTGTATCTACTAAGAGTAACAATGGAACCACTTATAGAAGGTGCCCTTGATGATGGTGTTTTATCCGCCGAGAAAACAATGGGTAGGAGATTTGGTAGTGATGCTGTAAGACAAGGACTATTAGTATCATTAGGTGAGAGGGTAAACAAAGTAAAGAACATATCAGACAACCTGTATAAGGACATACAAACAACTATAGGTAATGGTCTGGTAGAGGGTGAAACAATAAGACAACTACAAGATAGGATAAAGGATCTATATGGTCCAGATATGGCAGACTACAGGGCTAAGAGGATAGCAGCTACTGAGAGCGCCGGAGCAATATCAGATGCTACACATATTAGTTATCAGAAGAGTGGTATAAAGACCAAGGCTTGGTTAGCTACCAATGATGGTAAGACACGACCAAGTCATATGTCAGCTCAGAACCAGGGATACATACCAATAGAACAAACCTTCAGTAATGGTTTGAGATATCCAGGCGACCAGAATGGATCAGCTAAAGAAGTGGTCAATTGTCGCTGTGCTTTGATAGGGGGGTAGTTAATGACCAAACCTAATAGA